GAGAGACTGATTAGCCTCTGAAGTTCTTCCAGCAGTGATGAGATTGACAATGGCTACTGTCCTATCCAATAGCTCTGCTCTCCAGAAGGCCGCCTCATTTACCTGACCCCTTGCTAGGGCCACTTGGTATGCTTCGGCTATTTCCCTTCGGCTCGCTAATAGCACCTCGCTCATCGGCAAGCCTCCTTATCTCATCGAGCTCTTCTTTGGTGGCACCGGAAACATTTGCCTTGGCGTAGAGCTTCCGGAGCTCGGCCACACTCCCAAGTGTACTTGCTTGTGCTACCCAGTTCGAACCGGTCTCAGCTCTTTGAACCTTCTCCATCTCTTCCCGGGATGGCTTCTTACCCTTCGGCGAGAGCTCCCCTCCGAGCTGACTGATGGCTCGGCCTAGAGCACTGGTGGCACAATTCTCCACGAATGAAGTTTTGTTCACTCCGGTTTGCGAGACACGCTCTTCAGCGAAGTCCACTGCTACCGGGTCATCATCGTATTTGTCTATCCAGACTCGAGCCCGGATGACCACCTGAGTGGAATCCATGTGCACGATGTCGAGATCGAAGCGGCCCTTGGGCCAGAGCTTCCAGAATAAATCGATGCGGTCTTGAACGGTCTGATAATCGTTTAGATTGAAATGTGGCATTGTTACCCCTTTACCTCTAGCCATGGCCGGCCACCGGCCCTTGAACGCTTTACGGCCACTAATAGTGGCTCTCCGCCTTCGCTACACATACCGTACTTGGCTTCACCCATTTGAGCAAGCGTGGCACTTTTGACTTGCCTCAATTCTTCTTCGGCCGCCTTGTGTCGGTTGAAAGCATTTGAGAGGTGTATCCCGAGGTCACCGAGCTCGATTGACTCTTCGCTTATCTCAGTCGAAGCCATCGACCTAACGGCCTCATAAGTGGCCTCAGCTCCATCCCAGTCCGGCTCATGATCTTCTTGCACCATGTTCCAGAAGGTGAGTGCGGCTTCTCTTTGAGCGATGCCCATCTCTTCTTCGAATGGCACCTCATACTCCCGGTAATCTCCACCGGTTAGAGCAACTATCTTTATCCCATCGGCCGAGAACACATCGGCATAGTGCAACACCTGAGCAACATAGTGCGGTGGAATCTCATCCCAGTATTTCCGAGAAGTCTTGACCTCCACGATGTAGAGCTTGTCACCATCGAATGCCAAAGCATCCGGGTTGGCAATCATCCAAGGGTCACCCTCTTTATGAAATGTGCCGGCAGTGTAAACCTCAAGGTGAGGGTTAGACTCTGCGAACATCTCGAGTAGTGGCCGCTCGAGCAACTGGCCCAATCGCATTCTCTGATTCTGCGGAACCTCATTGGTGATTCGCCCGGTCTTTTGGCACCAAAGCGAATAGGCCGAAGCGAATGGGTTCACTCCCAAGATGGTACCGACATCGGTGCCAGAGATTCCCTTGGCTCGGATGTCATGCCACTCCTGATCTGCCGGAGTAAAGTTGCCAATTAGCTTGGCAGTGCGTAATGACTTCTCTGGGAAGTCTCGTATCAATTTGCTTACTTGTGTCATAGTCGTTACTGTAATGCCCATGTCAGACAATTTGCCAATCTTCGGTAAGAATCTAAAGCTTCTACTCGAGCTCCACCGGGCCGCCAAAGACCTCGATCCAGAGTGCACACACTTCCCGGAAATCTTTTGGCCGGAGGATTGGGGATTCAAGTCCCAAGGTGGGATTCCGGAGCACTACTTTGATGCCGTGAGAGTGGCCAAGCAATACTGCGGCCGGTGCCCGATTAGAGAGCAGTGCCTCGAGTATGCGTTAGAAGCCGGAGAGAACTTCGGAGTGTGGGGTGGGATGACCGCTCAAGAGCGAAAGCAAATAAGAAGAGCCTCCCGAAAATCGAGAGGCCCTTCCAACCAAGAAGAAGAGAACTAACTAGCCCTTCTTTGTAATGATGCTGGTAAGCACTGACAACAAACCAGCACCAAGCGACACGGAAGCAAGCGAATACCAATCAATCTCAAAGAGACCGATGGTGCCAGTGCCTAAGTATGCGATTGCGGCTTGAGCAATTGTCTTGACTGCTCTCTCGGCCACATAAGTTTTCCAAAATTCCAGTTCGAACATTACGGCTCCATTTCGTTATCGTGTTTCATCCTAGCCCTATCCTCCCAAGTAGCGGTAGCGGTATAGGCAGTTACGATAATTGTGAGCAGAGCGATTCCCCCGGTAACCAAGTTGTTTGATACTGAGGTATCCCAGAAGAAGGTAACCGCTCCGAAGATGATCATGGCAACGCTCAACCGGTAAGCACCGAAGATTAGTCGGCGGCGAAACCTCCAGTTCACTTGGCCCCGGGTTTGCTCTTGCCCCAAGAAGAAGGCCGCATCGATGGCTGACTTTAGAAACCGCTTCATAATGGCCGATTGCAACACTTACAGATAGCCCCAGTCTTAGGGATAGTCCCCTTCGGCCGTGTGTTGCGTTTTGAGGGGTTTAGGGTCGGTTTAGGTAGCTTTGCCTTGACTGCTCGTGTTCGGGCTTTAGCGGCCGCTACACGCTCCTGTTTTTTGATTTTGGCATCTATAAACTTCTCGAGATCGAACACTTTGGCGTATCGAGGGTCTGATTGCTTCGAGACCGAAATGTGGAGGTGAGCACCTCGTGAGCAAGTCCCACTATCGCCCACTCTTCCAACCCAGTCTCCAATCTTTACCCGGTCACCGACCTTGAGGCTCTTCATGCAAGTCGAGCCATCCTCATGACCGGAGCCATCGCAATCGATGGAATCATGCTTATTGCAATAGAGATGTGAGTGCCCGATGTAGAGACCGTGCTCATCACTTTTGATTTCGCAAATCCAACCGAGGCAATCGGAGTAGAAGATTCGAGTTACTTTCCCATCGGTAACTGCCGGGATGAGCTCTTTGGCTCCGGGTGCGTAGTCTGTTCCCCGGTGCGGAGATGTGCGTGGTGGCTTCATCTCACCGAAGCGAGATGTGATGGTTGATTTAGGGAATGGGTGTTGCCACATTGCTATGCAATTCCGGCAAAGAGAAGGGCAACTATTGCACCCACTCCAGCGGTGAGTGCGGCATAAGCAATCTTCTCAATCCATGCGTACCGAGCTTGTGTGATTTCCAATTCGGTGACTCTCGCCGGAAGGCCCTCGAGCCCACTCATCTTTGTGGCTAATTCGATGAGTAGCTTTTGATTCTCCAGTTGCTTGTCGTAAAGCATCTGGAGGGTTACACGAGCGTGTGGCTGATCCTTCTCTTCCGGCAAGTGTTACCTCACTAAGCCACGAGCTAGTGCCTCAATCTCCACCTCAGTCAAACCAAGTGCAAGCAACTTAGCCTTAGCGGTTTCAGGTGCATCCCTACGCTCAATTTCCTCGGCTGTCATAGGGCGAGTTACGAAGTTGCGTGTCATCAAACCATCCACCTCAGTAGGAAAGTCCTCATACACCACCTCATCGGTTCCTGCGGTTGGTGGAGTAGCATCTGCCACTTCGACCCAACCATCGGGCAAAGCATCGCCGTACTTATAGCTTGGCTCTACAAGCTGAATGTCTCCGATGTGTCTTGGGTATTCGTTATCTGGTGAAATGAAATACATGGTTTCTATCCTAGTGCTACTGTTTCGGTTGGGTAAGTTGGGGTAGAGAAGCTTCCCGACTCTGCTCTCTCGTCCAGCGTTCCTGTGGTTGCTGAGTCAGTTTTGTTGGTGATGGTGTCGCTGTTTGTCCCTATTGTAGATGACCCAGCTTCATAGACTACGCTGAATCCCTCTAGTGAATAAGTCCCAGTCAGAGAACCGTCTGCTGGAAATTTGAATACCGTACCATGCGAACCCACTTGCTCACCTCCAATCACTAGAGCACCATCGCTAGTGAAGTTTATTCCGTAGCTTCTATTAGTTTGACCTGAAACCGAGAATTTTCTTTGCCATTGAACATTGCCATCCGTGTCCCACTTGATAACAAATTGTGAACTGCTTTCAGGGTGCGTTGTATAAAGGTAGCCGTCTGGCCCAATCTTCATGTCCTTTCCCTCTCCTGTGGATGCATTGGTTTGCTTTTGCCAACGAGAGTTTCCGCTCGAATCAAAGCTCATCACGCCACAGATACCTAAGCCAGAATCCCACATAAAATAAACATTGCCATCTGCATCTGTTGTTACGCCTTGGCCTTTGTCGTTTGAATTTGTGCCTAGACAACGATGCCATTGCACTACGCCACTCGAGTTCCATTTAGTCAATACCGCTGTATCGTTGCCTAACCCATCGAAGTTACTGCCTTCCCATGCGGTATAAACATTGTCACTAGAATCAACAGCCATTCGCTCGCCAGTTGCTCCTGTGACATTCATGTATTTTTGAAACTGCAAGACTCCAGCTGAATTGTATTTATTGAGTTGTGCCCTACCAGTTGAATTGGCACGACCATGAAAGTAAATGTCACCATTCGAATCTATGCCTATGCCGTGATAGTCCTCAAAATTACCATCGCCGTATTCCCTCTGCCAAGTTATGTTGAGGTCGGTATCTATTTTCATAGCCAAAGCTTGAAAGTTATCCGAACCTGCATCATCTGTCTCACCAGCGATGTAGATGTTGTCACTTGAATCTATGGCGATGTCGAAAAATTGGTTGATAGCTGAAGTGCCACCGCCAGCCGTGTATCGCCTTTGGGCTAAGAGCGTGCCATCTTTATCCCATTTGGCGATAATTGCATAGTCTCGGTTAGCATCCTCACCGACTGCGTAAATGTTATCGGCAGAGTCAGTAGCGACTGCCCAAAACTTAGTGGTGCTACTGTCTAGTGAGGACAGCCAATAATTTATCGGTGCTCCACCTGCCGCTTGGCTATTGAGGATGCCGAGAAGAATAAGGCTCATTTAGACTCCTGTTACATTTCCGATGATCCGGTAGGCATCCGTGCCCACACAAACCACACTAGCCGCTGAATACTGGGCTCCAATAGTGTATGCCGTACCTGCGGTGCCCCCACCATAAACCACCGTGGTTCCGGAGCTCTGTACTGTTACCGTGCCGGCCCCATCCTGCAAGATGTCCACTCTGCCACCAGTCGAGAAGTCCGTAGAGTCTCCGACCGTTATGGTTACATCCGAAGCGGAAGTAAATTGAATAAGCTTGCCTTCATCGGCCGTGCCAATTGTTCGGGAGGTAGTGGCATCGGTCACTAGCGTGGTGGTGATTTGAGTGTTGTCCACCGTGATGCCAGAGCCCACTGCGGCCAAGTCCACATCGAGGGTCACATCCCCTGCGGTACCTCCCCCGGTCAGAGCGGTGCCGGCTGTTACGGCGGTAATGTCTCCCGGGTTAGAGATGCTTGCCCAAGAAGTGCCATCGTAGAATTCGATTGCATCCGTATCTTTCAGGTAGGCAACCATGCCTTCTGCAACCAGAGTGCCAAGAGCAGTGGTGCGAGCGGTCGAGTCATCGAACACCATGATGCTCTGATCGACTGAGTAACCCTGAAGATTTGCGGCTGTAAGTACTTCACCTGCGGTGAAAGTCTTGTATCCCAAACCTGCCATTATTTTCCTTACTAGAACCCTAGAGCGTTTCCTGAGTCCATTCTACCGAATACCGTGTCATTCAATACTAATGAAGTGAAGTCGAGTGTTGAGAAGCCGAATCGCACTCGGTGCTTGGTCGGCTGAATTGAATGATTGATTGCAATGATTTCCGCATACTTCTCAATCGGGTCTCCCACATCTCCCGGGGTGAACTTGACCTTCACCACATCACCCATCTCGAGCCCCAAGATGGTTGCCTTATCTCCGGCCCCTAGGGTGTCGAGCACTACATCTACTTGCTGAAAGCGGAACTCGGGCTCCGAGTATTTATTGGCATAGAAGTCTGCGACCGATTGAGCCGCATCGGTGGTGCTCATGAGCAGGTTGTCTTGGGTCAGATTGATAATGCCGTAGTTGGTTTGCGAGTCACCTCGGCTTGCCGTAGCAGTCTCCCCGGTGATGACCGAGCCAATGACAATTTCGTTGAATAGAAGCTCAGAACCGTATTGCACGGAAACGATTTGAAATGGGATTCCGGTACCATCATCGGCGAGCGTTACTAGGTCGGTGCTAGTCGGAGCAACTGTTCGATCCCGGTAAACCAAGTCACCGGCCTTACCAATGAATAATCTTCCGGGCTCCGATTGCTCGACTAACTGAAGATAAGTAAGTGCGTTTGCATCTGCCTCGATAGTGTCTGCTCCGAGAGTCTGGGCTCCGGCATCCACATCTCTCTTGTCATTCGGCCAGTCCACCGATGGGTCATCGAGAATGGCATTCACTCTTGCACCGGATGTCTGCTCTGTTTGTAGCCCACCCTCGAGGGTCTGGTTAGTTAGCTTTGTGAATCCATCGGAAGCGACCGCTTGAGCTGTTTGCTTTCCCTGAGGTTCGTAGTCGAGATTCCAGTCATCCACGATTCCAAAGAAGGCGTACTCGCCATCGATGCTTACTCGGATTTCACGGCGTGGAATGATGTTGCCGAAGTATGGCGATGCTTCATAAGTCGGGTCGAAGTATCGGTTGGTGTTATCGAACTTCACACTGCATGAGCCAGCTTGGAACTTGTCTAATAGTCGAGACTTACCTCGAGAGATTGTGATGGTCTCTACATACTGAGTCACATCGACAAAGATGGTGCCGGCCAGAGTCCAGTCCGGATCATCGAGCTTTCCTGCTATCGGGTCATCGAGCGTTAGAAACGGCCCAATCGGAGAATCCGTTAGGTCGAATCCGACTTCTACAAGAACTGCCATTATGCCCTCGCAAAGACTTTGCCGGAGAGCTTCTCGTAACGAATAATCTCTTCGACTATCTGCTCACCGATTCTCTGGCCATCTGCTCCCATACCGGCATTCACCGTGATGTTTATTGTGTTGCCACCGAACCCACCGGCTCGATCGAGTGGGATAACTGCCTCGGGCTTGCCAGCTTCGGCGATGTTTGCAAGCACTCCGCCGGGCTGTGGCATAACGATTCCACCATCTGCGAGCTGTGGAATTTTGGGTATAGATGGTGAGAAGGATTTACCACCGAATACCGGCACCCAAGTTGGAATCGTAACACGGATGGAATTTATTGCACCCACCACCCGATTGACCATTCCAATAATGGTGTTCAGTGGCCCCCTCACAACTCCGACTAGTTGTTGGAATACCGTAGTAATGAAATCTTTCACGGTGGTGAAGATTGACTTTAGGGTGTCGCTAAAGATAGTGAAGGCACCAATGACTCGATCAATCAATGGCTGGATTATGTTTTCATAAACCCATACAAGACCATCCCCGAATGCTTGGAAGACCGGAAGAATAACCTCTTCGATTACCTTATTGATAAACTCACCCATAGCTCGGAATGCTTCTTGGATGGCTAGGCCGATTGGCACAAAAACCGTTTCATAAATGCTTACAAAGAAGTCTCCGACCTTTTGGAACTCGCCGATAAGGTTTGTAAAGATGAGCTTTGCAAAGTCGAATAGATGCTGGAATGCCACCACAAGCAAATCGATAATCGGCTTGATTAGAGTCTCATAAATCATCACCCAAGTACCAGCCCATAAACCGAACACCAACATCATGGCCTCGAACACTGGCTTTATTACATTCTGATAGAGAGAGTTGATTCCCTCTTTGAATGCATCGATCACTGGCTGAACATAGTTGTTATACGCATCGGTAAAGAACTGAGTTACTACTGCCCAAGTGTCTTGGAAGAAGGTGGTTTGAGTTGCCAGATAAACGATTCCAGCGGCAAGAGCGGCCACTGCTACTGCTACTAAGTACATCGGGTTAGCGGCCATCACCGCATTCAGTACCGTTTGGATAGCAATTTGAATCTTCTCTGCCGCATACAGAGCCTTGATTGCGATAGTGGTTGCATTTATACCGATGGCAAAAGCGGCCAGCACTCCGGTGAATGTAGCGATTACCGGGAGATTCTGCTTGAACAAATCAAAAGCGGCCTTCACCCCGGGGGTAAATTCATTCTGGAAAAAGTCGGAGAGCTCCTTGGCCCCATTGATTGCCGCATCCACTCCGGCTTTGATCTGTGGCCCTAGGGCAAGCATTAGGTCTTTGACCTTAGGCATTAGGTCTGTAAGAACCGGCTCCAAGGAATCCATAAGACCAAGCAGAGCAGGTGCCAATGCCGAGCCGATTTCAATTCCAGCATCCGCAATCCGAGATTTCAGCAAGTCAAACTGAGCACTCATTGACTCGAGCTGTTTGTCTGAAATGTCCTCAGTCGTACCTGCGGCATTTCGGAGTTCGCTCTCGTATGTCTTTATCGCATCCGAGGTGCCGATAAGAGCTTGCAAAGCGGCGAGTGACTTGTCGGAGAATCCAGCTTGGAGCAGAGTTGCCTTTTGAGTCTCATCACTCATGCCTCCGAGAACTTGCTCGAGGTTGGCAATGATGTCACCGAGGTTACGCATCTCCCCGGATGAGTCAAAGACCGAGATTCCTAGTGCCTCAAAATCTTCTTTATTCTTGATTGCCTTCGTGGTGAGGTCTCGGAGAACGATAGAGAGCTGGGTACCTGCGAGCTCGCCCTTGATACCTTGATCAGCGAATGCGGCAAGAACTGCAACGGTCTCTTCTACATCCTTACCGAGAGCTCGTGCGGCGGCACCGGCCTTGGTAGTCAGAGCTGTGGAGAACTGCTCCACCGAAGCGTTAGCAAGAGTGTTGGCCTTTACCAGTACATCGGAAACCCGGGTGAGATTCTCAAGGTTTGCAATCGCATCATCTCGGATGGTGAGCCCTAGAGCAGACTGGGCATCTGTAAGCAAGTCCGTGGCCAGAGCCATGTCGAACATACCGGCTTGAGCAAACTTAGCAACCTGAGGCATTGCCTGAATCGATGAGGCCGCATCCAAACCGGCCGAAGCTAGGAAGAAGAAGCTCTCAGCGGCTTGCTCTGCGGAGAAGGTAGTGGTCTTGGCAACTTCCCTAGCGGTAGCCGCCATGTCCTCCTTCATGGCATCTGAGAGGTCTCCCATGATGGCTGTGGACTGGTTGAGAGCTTGGTCGAACTTTGCAAACTCTTTGACTGAGACTGCGGCAACCGTACCGACTGCGGCGGCGGCGGCGGCGGCAGTAGCGGCGGCGGCCTTACCAAACTTCTTTAGACCGGACTCGGCTTGCTTTAGGCCCTTATCATCGAGCTTGAATACGATTGGATAATTGATAGCCATTAGCCACGCCTCGCAATCTTCTTGCTAAATTCTTTAGCCGCATTGTCTAGGATTCTGCCGGCTATCTTTTGGAGACTCTTCTTCTCGGCCAAGAAGTATCCGTAACCGAATCGACCGGCCTTGAATCTCCATGGAGCTCTGCCCCTAGTTTGCATCTCACGAACCATTGCACGGCCCTGACCATTCTGGCGAGTGCGAATCGACTTTGACTGGCCTCGGCGAGTGAACTCTCTGGAGATGGGCCGACCGAATTGGAAGTCTCTCGATCCTGCAATTTCGGCAATGTCGAATCCAACACCCTGACCTTTACCAGTGAGCACGATTGAAACCACCGGCACCTGCTTGGAGTCTCTACGAATGCGAGCCGGAGCGAAGCTCACTCGAGCCCGGGCACCAGTCCATCGGGTACGCCCGGAGTGATTGAATCCGGAGAGCGGAGCTTGAGTTGGAACCTTAGCGGCGATTGCTTTGGCAGTCGGCATGATGGCTGTTCGCATCTCTTTGCGAAGAGCCTTGACCGCATCTTTGTCAATCTTGCCCATGTCACGAATCGCTTCTTTGATTCCAGTGACTTCTACTTTGTCATCGATGATTAGCAACGCACACTCCCTACGGTAATAGTTTACCGCCATAAGGGAAAACCCTCCCCGAAGGGAGGGCTTTACCGTTTACGCCGTGATTGAGCTTTATTCTGCTCTTGGCTTCGGTGTATCAAATACCGGCCGAGTGTCCAAAGCATTCTAGGCTCAAGCTCCATGAGCTCTCGAGGGGAGATGCCAGTCTCACAAGCAATCGATGCGATGTACCAGTGCTGGCTCTCATCCCCGAGGCCCCTTATTTTTTTGAGTCTATTGCCGAGACTTCTTCTACTGTTTCAGTCCACTTCTCGAACTCGAGCTTGGTAGCTCCGGTTCGCTTCTCCACGCTGTACGCAAAGAAGTAGAAGTAAGTGAGCCGGGGGTCTTTATCGATCCCGGCCGCACTTCGGTCGAACTTCGCCTCGAATGCGATGAAATCAGCGGCAACCGCTGTTACATCCTTCTCGGTTCCATCTTGATACTTTATGTGCAGATTGATCATGTTTCTCCTATTTAGGCAGTGGCCCTTGTGACCTCACCGGTGACTGGCCATGTGGTCGAAAGCGTAGCCAAATCGCCAACTGAGCTGTCGAGAGGGCTGTACTGTACGACTAGGGCTGTACCACTGTATGCAGGGTTTGTAGCCGAAACGGTTCCACCCTGAGGCAGAATCTCGAAGCTAACCTCTGAGCCGAGCAGTGGCCATAGAGTTGCATCTACTGAGTCAGCTCCGAAGTCTTGGTGCCACTCTAGTGTGAGGGAAGCATCCTTTAGCCCTGCAATTCTTGTGCGGAATGAGTTGCCGAATGCGGTGGTCTCCTGCTCATCTGCGGAGACCTCGAGGGTTACTGCCGCAATCGAAGAGCTGAAGTCGGTGGTACCCAATGTAATTGAGTAGTCGGTGGTAACGAACTTTGCCATCCGTTTGTCTCCTTTAGTTTGCGTAAACGGTCACGGTGTAATCCATGCCTATGTATGTTGTTGCATTCAATTCTACCGCCCCGATGCTGTTCATCGACACTACTCGGACATCATAAGCCGAGCCGGATAGTGTCTTATCGGACTCCACGGCGGTCTTGATTGATTTGTCCCCGGTGTTGCTTGCATAGAGATTGAGTCTCTCTTGTGCCGCTCTTTCCGAAGCTCTGCCGACCACCACGCTCACCGTGAAATTGTATTGGGTGAGTCCACGCTGGAATGCTTGGTCATAATCAACCGTATTCAGCACCACAATTGCGGCCGGGAAACTTGGGTTATCTGGAATCTCTGAATAAGCTCGGAGCCCCGAGATGGTCTCGAGGTTTGTCTCTATTCCATTCCGGATGTCTGAGATGGTCACTAAGCCATCCTCATCTTCTTGAATGGCATGATCATGGCTTCCACATCCGGGTCGAGCCTTGATACTCGAATCACGCCGATGTCACCGAAGCCGGCCACACCAAGAGGCGAATCGTTTCGGCGGAAGATTCTGGAGGCCAAGATAACCGTGGCTTGCTTGATAGCGGTAGGGATTGCACTCCATCCGAATGTGCCGACTACCTGCACCGTGGCTTCTCCGCCATCGATAGTGAAGAGGTAATCGCCAACTGCACGAATCTGAGTGCTAGGGGAGGGGATGCCTCCGACAATTCCATTCAGCGGCTCGAGTTGTCGATCCGCCGTGCCCCAAGTCAAATCATAAGCACCATCGGCGGCCGATGAAGTCTTGAGAGAAGTGAGGGAAACTAGGTCATCGATTTCGACCACATAAGAATCCCGGGGTACATAGTACCGAGTTGCATCTGCCTCTTGATAGAAAATACGCTCACAAGCTTGGTCAATCTCTCGAGATGCCGCTTCGATTGCGAGCTCGATAAGAGCATCATCGATGTTGTCATCTATTCTGAGACTGGCCTTGACTTCGCTAAGTGAGGCATAGCCGTTAGTGATTGCCACAATAAACCTCCGGCTTCTATTCTACTTTGTGAGATGCTCTTTGAAATAGGGTAGCCACTTGTCCATCCAAACCTTCTCGATGTCGAACTGCTTAGCCCATTCAATCGAGGTCTCGCATCTACCCCGAGGTGCGTTATACGCCTCTTCCATCGCATTCACCACCGAGCCCACATTCGGAACCTGATAGTAAGCACCTTGATGCTCATCCCAAAAGAGTTGCCCGGCGATTGCATAAGAGGTGTCGGAGATGAGGTCTTGTGGAGCAGTCCAGCTCGAAGCGATGGTTCGAGTGCCCACACTCATTGCCTCGATGAGTGGCACTTGGAACCCCTCCCCATAGCTTGGGCCGAGCAAGAAGTCCATGCCCTCATAGATTGCCGCCATCTCTTTATCGCTGAATCCGTATCGAAGCCTGACATTATCCGGGAAGATTACATTGTCCTCAGGAATGTTATTTACCTTGAGAAGCCTTGGTAGGTCGAAGCCGTTTAGAGCCCGGCTCGGCTCGGCGTGAATGTATAGATAAGAGTTTGGGTACTTCTTTACATGGACTCCGAAAGCCATGATGTTTTCCGCATAAGCCTTCCGGTGTACGAGCCCAGAGTTAGCTTTGTTTGCGGCAACCATGCCGAAGATGAAGTCATCATCTTTCAGCTGGAAGAACTCTCGTGGCTTTACGCCATCGATTTTGTGACCCGGCTTGTAAACCTTGGTATCAATCGTGTGAGGAATGTACGGTGCCTCGACTCCAAGCCGGCCCATCTGCCTTTGCCCATCCGGTGCCATAGCAATCGCCTTCACATTTGGCTTCCTTATCCAGCTCGCCACCTCGAGGGGGACACTGGAGTGATCAATGGGAGTCCATGAGTGAATGTCCAGCTCATCGAGCTTCTTATTTTGGTGCAACACCCAAGTGTCATAGAGAGTCATGAGCATCGAGGGCTCATCTCGATTGAGCGTGAAGTGCTTGTAATGCACCGGGGTCATGTCCACCGAGTAGCCGGTGTAGCTCTTTGGGTAGAGAGTCACATCGCCGTGCTTGGTCTTGTACTTACCAATCTCACCCTCTTTGCCATAGTTGCAATGTACTGCGGTGCGGATTCCGTGCCGTGTCATTCGGCTCACGAGCTGGTCTATCTGCCGGCCGTAGCCAGTCTTTGTATCGGGTGAGTTTGTGTACCACATCACCGAGCCGCTTAGCTGTTCGTACTGAGTTGGATTTCCTTTTTTCGCCATGGCCAAAGCTTAGCCAAAAGAAAAGCCCGAGGCAATTCACCCCGGGCCAGTCTCGAAAGATTTATGCTAGCTCTTTGGCAAGCATTTCCTTCAGCTCATCTTTACGGTCTAGTAGCTCAATGTACCTCTTAGAGTTTCCCTCGAAGAAGTACTTGTGCTCACTAATGAGCTCATCCAGAGCTACGATTTCCTCTGCCCAGTGTGCAATGCTTTTGTAATTGCGTGACTCGAGTGCGGCATCAAAGCTACCAATAGCCTTCTGCTTTTCTACTGTCAGTCTAAGCAATTCGCCTTCTGCGTATTGTCTAAATGATTGCCTTTTCTCCATCTCATTCTCTACCGAACGATCTGGGCCGAGAAAATCTGCGGCTGACTTGTAGATGTATTCCTTAGTTGTTGTTGTCATTTTGTTTCCCCTTTCCGGGTGAGGGCTTATGCCCCCACCTGCTCTAGCGACTTGATAAATTCGATTATCTCAATGGTCTTGTGTGCCATGTCCCATAGGTTGTGGTCGATTTGGAATTGCAGTCTGTCCATCTGAAATGCGATTTCTTTTGCTGTGTTCATTTGGTTTCCCTTCCTTGTTGGTAGTACCACTCTATGGCATCCGCAAACCAATCCGCAAGTTATTTCGCAAGGTGTTACCAAACTGTTATCTGGGCAAAAAAGAGACCCGGGGTGCAATCTGCAACACCCCGGGCCTCAGCCTATTGGCGGTTACTATGCGGCAG